ACGACGTCGATCTCCGGGCCGGAGAAGAAGGCTATCGCACTCGCTGCGGTAGCGTCGCTCTTCGACATGATTGCCGTGTCGTGCCTGCCGCTCGTGGCGTGGCCGTTCTGGGCGGTCTTGCGTCCTGCCCTGCGGGCGTTCGTGCTCGCTCTGGCATCTGGTGCTATTGAATCCTTACTGCCTCTTGTGAGGGCTTCAGCGTGATCACAGCTCTACTCGTGGCGTTTGCCGTCTATCTGCTCGCCGGTCAGCAGATCGCCGAGAAGGCGAAGGCGTTCATCGCTACGGCGAAGATGCCGAGCATCGACGGCAAGCACGTCGCCGTGTTGGCGTTGCTCGTGGCTGCGGCGATTGCGTTCATGCCGAGCCGCTCAAGTAGCCCGACGCCTGCACCGGCACCCGTGCCGCCGGATGTGTTCACGCTCAGAGGAAAATTCATCGGAGAGCGAGCCAGTTCGGACGCCTCAACCCTATCCGCCTTGTGCTCAGAACTCGCAGATTGCATCGAATACGATGGGCTGCACGACCAAAGACTGAAAACCGGCGTCGCCTTTGACGAACTGCGTATCGCCGCCCGTGAGGCTCGCTGCAAGGGCGACTCCATCGGTGCTCGCCAGCCGCACGTCAGGGAAGCCGTGCACAAGTTCCTTGACGACGCCGTTGGTGCTTCCGGCGGTCCTGTGACGCCAGAAAGCCGGGCGGCGTGGGTATCGGCACTTCGTGACCTTGCGAGGGCTGCTGCCGATGTCACGCGCTAACCGCTGGTCTATCGGTGCTGTCGGATTCGTCGTCGTAATGGCGATTTTGGGGGCGCTCGTGGAGCGTGCCACGCACCGCGTCGTCGCACGGATTGACGGGCAGTTCGGGTACACGCCCGACCCAGAGGGTACGAAGGCGTTTCTGGCAACTCTCGGCAACGAGCAGTATTTTAGCCAGGCGGGTGCCGAGGCGATGCACGAAGCCAAAGGCGTTGATACGTTTCTGTATCGGCAGATGGACGCTGCACACCGGGCACGGTACGGAAAGCCGTTTGTGGCATGGCGGCAAGCAATTGGTGACTGCGTAAGCTTCGGCGCAGCCGGCGGGGTCTACTGCCAAGACTCTGTGTCATGGTCGCTTGGAAAACTTCCCGAGCCGCCACTCGTGCCGGCTACTGAAGCGTTGTACGGCGGTGCTCGTGTCGAGGCGATGCGAAAGCCGGGCGACGGCTTGCAACCCTATGGAGGGTGGAGCGATGGTGCCACCGGCTTCGGTGCCGCAAAGTTTCTGCGTGACTTTGGCGTGGTCTATCGCCAGAAGTATCCGACCGCAGACCTGACCGAGTATTCCGGCGAGCGTGCGAAACAGTGGGGTGCGTATGGATGCGGCGGGCAGAACGACAACGGCAGGATGGATGCAGAAGCGAAGAAGCATCCGCTTCGTCACGTCGTCGCCGTCCGCACTTGGGCGGAACTTGCGGCGGCGATAGAGTCAGGCTACCCGTGTACGCTCGCTTCTTCCCAAGGCTTTCAGTCTGTCCGCAACAAGGACGGCATCGCAGAGGCATCCGGCACATGGATGCACCAACAAGTCGCCATTGCTATTAGGCACCGCAAGAACGGGTCGCCCGATGACCTTGTGTTGATTCTCAATTCGTGGGGTCCGAATTGGATCGCAGGCCCGAAGGTTCCGGCAGACATGCCAGACGGCTCGTACTGGGCACGTCGCTCTGTCGTTGAGACTCGGATGCTCGAAGACGCTTGGGCTATCGGTGATACGGACGGCTTCAAGTACAGAGACCTTGACCACGGCGGATGGCTCGCACCTGCGCCGCCAGAAGCCAACGCTCGCAAGCCGTCACCCGCTCGCCTGATCGCAGACACATTCCATCTCGCACAGTAGGAGTCGCCTATGTCGCTCGTCATGTGGCTCGTGTTCGGCGCAATCGCCGGTGGTATCGCCAAGGCGATCATGCCGGGACGCTGCCCTGAAGGCTGGGTGCCAACCATCGGACTCGGCATCATCGGCTCGCTCGCTGGTGGCTTGCCGTTCGGTGACGCTCCCGCCGGGCTGATCGGCAGCGTGGTCGGTGCCTGCGTCGTCATGTTCTTGTACTCGATCTGGAGCGTGGACCGATGACCAAGAGAGAAATGCAGACTGCCGTCGTCGTCGCCCTGGTCGCCGTGATGCTGACGTGGTGGGCCGCCACCAGCGACTACAGCCCGGTCAAGCCAGAGCCGAGCCGCCCGGTGCTGCGACTCGTCCAGCGTCTCGCCCGGCTGGGCTTGTGGGCGATGATGTTTGCCGAGCCGCCACCCGCAGAGCCGCAGCACTACGTCGTACACGCACGGGTAGACGAGAACGGGCACAGAGTGATCAATCACGGGCAAGGATGGTGAGACGCATGTGGCAATACATCCTCTCGGTCCTGGCCGCCCTGTCGGCTGACCCCGCACAGATCGACCAAGAGGCTCCTAGAGCCTCGGCGGCGGTCAGCGTCGCCTATGCCGCCACGGCACCAGAACGGGCACCAGAGCCGAAGCCAGAGCCACCCAAGCCCAAGCCTGCCGTGTGCGTCGATTGCGGCGGCAAAGGCTACATCGTCCACGGAGACGGGCACCGCACCGTATGCCCGACGTGCGGCGGCAAAGCGTGCCCTGATGGGAAATGCCCGCCCGGCGCGTTGTCCACGCCTGTTTCACCTGCTCGGCCTGCGGGCGGGAGGTGACGGTGGACGACGCGCCGGCTGGGATGCTGCCGCACCTCCGCAGCCGGTTGCGTGCCGAAGTCGGCCCGCGAGCCGTTGCGGCTGGGCGTGCATTTGACGAGTTCGTTGACAGCGTCGCAAGGTGCTGGAACGCCGAGCACTGGACGAAGCTGGCACGGGCGCAGCCAGAGAGCGAGATGGCAGCGGTGCGTGATGCCAAGGTGCTGATCGCCAAAGTCAGGGAAGACGTCGAAGCCATGTGGGGCGATTCGCCAGAACTACAGAAACTCTACGGCGATGTCGGCACTGACGCCGTGGAATCGTTCGCCCGGCTGTGGTTCGAGAGCATGGCAAACCGCACTTGGATGCGTGCGGCGTGCAGGGAAGCCCGGAAAACTTGACACGCTGGCGACACTCGCACGCATGGGCGAGGTACAGCGGTCTCTACTGAGCGACGACGAATTGCCACCGGCGAAGGGCAAGAAGCGTCGCATGCCTGAACGTCTCTCGCCGCAGCTGCGGAAGTGGCTCACGCAGTTGGCGAGGGTAGGTGCCCGCATCACATGGACGATCGAACTGCTCTACGATCCACGCAAGGGTGGGCAGGGCGAACTGTGCGAGCGTGCAAAATCAGGCGACCATACGCTTGTGCTCGACACGGTGCGTGAGGTGGAGCACCGGGCGGCGTCGCTGGCAGAAGACATTGAAGTGTTCATGACGCCGCCGGATCGCCTGCCGTCAGAGCCAGGTAGCAAGGCACGGGTCGAGGCGATGGCGCGGCGGCAACTGGCGAAGATGCACATCTTCGACTGATCGTATTGGAATCCGTACACATTTTGTCGATTTTGTAACACGTTTGGGGCAAGTGTCGCCCCACATAACATGACGGAACGTGCGATTAGGTGTGCAGTCGCTCCAGCAGCTTACGGAGCGTGGCGGCTTGGCTCTTGAATGCTCCGAAATGCTCTGCGGCAAACGCGACGGCCTTCTGCTCCTTCTTTGTGAGCGTACACATTTCCTGCACACTACCATCGCTGGGTGTAGCTTGCTCGGCGAGTGTACGCAGTCGCTCGATCTCTCTGATCAGCTTTCCGACGAGGCACGTCGAGTGCCACTTATGACAGTTGCCTGAGTGCGTTTGCAGCCGTTGGCCGCCGCCGATGTCGGCGAGCCACGCCTTGGCGTCGGCAACGATGTCGCTCATTCTGCCCTCAGTTTTTCTGCAAAAAATCTTGACACTCAGTCATCGAGTAAACCGGGCCTTTCTCTGAGCATGTCGCGTATCCACTCAAGGTGCTTCCGCACCTCGTCTGACGGCTCTCCGTGCTTGAGGATGTTGCGGCAGTATTGATCGACACTCCAGATCGCCCCCTTCGCTTCGCTGCCCTGGCGGGCGGCGTCGAACTCGGACTGCTCGTCCGGCAGGCGGAAGCGAAGGATGGCGTGGGGCATGGCGGCAGTGTGGCAGCTGCGTCAAGTGTGAGGGAACGTCGGTCGTTGGGATTAAGTGCCGAGGTTTTGTCACAGGTACGGCATTTCACGGTTATTGCTTGGCAGGCAATCTGCCGGAAATGCCGTACCCTTTGACAGAGTTGGTCAAGCCGCCGGCGGCTTTGAATCGTCCTTCTTGGCATCCAGATCCAGCTTCGGCAGGTAGTCGAGTGCCCTCTTCGCCTGCGTGATCCTTGGGTCTAGGTAATGCTGCCGGGTCATCTCTGGCGAGGCGTGTCCGAGGTGCTCGGTAGCGTCACCGCCTCCGAGGGCGACGTACGAAGCCGAGGACTTCCGCA